ATTAAATCCTGTTAAGGACCCTTTTATACCAATGTTTGCACTTGGAACTTTATATGCCGGTTACGCTAGACTTTTTGGAGAGTCAGCTAATGTAGATGAATTTACTAGATTTATAGGAAAGCATCCCTGAATAGCTCCTATTGCAGCGGGCGGTATAGCTTACGGTATTAAGACCAAGCAAGAAAAAGATTTTAAAGATAGTCCTACTATGCAAATGGGGCATGTTCCCGGCACTTCTTATAATGAGTACTCTAATCCCCGACCACTAGCTCCAAGACATTTAACAAAAGAAGCAGGAGTACCTCAATTTATAGGAACAATGGCAGTGGCCACTCCTTTAAGTTATTACCAAAGTGCGAAATTAGAAGAAAAGGCACAGAGAGGAGAACCTATAAGTGGGATGGAAAACGTAGTACGAAAAAACCCTTTAGCCACTGCTTTCACTACAAGTGTAGTAGGACGAAGTTTATATAAACAAATGAGAACTTCGGCCAAAGCGATTGCAAAAAAAGATGAAGGGGGAATGGTTAAAAAATGGTTTAAGAGTAAAGATTTAGATCCCAAAATTAGAGAATCCTTTACTACCAAAACAGCAGAAACTTTCGAGAAAAGATCAAATTACATGAGCAACCTGAACGAAGAAACAATAAATACAATCTATAACGAACTAACTTCCTAGGAGGTAATTAATATAATATGTCAAAACTAGAAGAACTTCTAAACGAGTTGGAAGGACAAGAGAAAACGGCTGAAGAAGTTTTTGCTTCGAAGATCTCAGAAGAAAGTTCTAAAGAGGAATCTGCAGAAAAAACAGCTGCAGACAAAGCCTCTGAGGAAGTTTCAAAAGAAGAAGCCGAAGCAAAATCGGAATCTGAAGAAAAAACTGCAAGTGCAAAAGAAGAAACACCTAAAAGTGCAGAAGCTTTAGCAGAGAAAGTAGCTTCAAAGAACGACGAAGAGCTTGTTAAGATAGCGAAGGACATGGGTCAAATTGCAGCGCATACTTTTTACGCTGAATTAGTAGCAATGGGCATTATGCCACCTACTAATAAAGATATCCCTGTTCCACCTATTTCAAGCGTCTCTATGCCCCAACAATCACCAGTGGTGATTAAAGCTGATGCGGAAGCACAGATGCAAGCTGGTCACGACGGCTATGACTTGCAGAATAATTACGCCCCAACTGATACAGGTAAGGCACAACAAGGACTTAACGAAGGGATGATGAAGAAAAAAGCATCCTTAGTAACCACAGAATTTTTAACTAACTTTTATAATAAACTTAATTCGGAGGAGAATTAATAAATGAGTTTAATGGACACATTTAACAGAATGAGAGACGAAGATGCGCAACTAACTAAAGAGGCGCAGGAAACACCTCAAGAAGAAGTAAACGAAGAAATGGAACTAATCCATAAGTATGCCTCATGGGCAGACGAAACTCTTCTTTCAGAGCATGGAGAAGGCAACTATAGCGAGGAAGATGTTGAAAAACTAGCCGAAGCTAAAATGGAAGCCGACGCCGAAGAACTTTACCAACGTGAAAAAGTAGCAGAAGCTTACGAAATGGGACAGATTATGTACCAAGGGTTTAAAGCTGCAGCTAGCGAAGACGCAGAGTAAATTAAATGTCTAAAGAAAGTCTAACCAAAAGAGCTGCCTTAGCAATAAGGACTCTTAACAGGGAAAATAAAAACCTAGAAAATAGGATAGAGGAGCTCTCGGGCCAGCTGCATAAAACAGCTAAGGTTCATGAGCTTTCCCTGCGCTTTATGAAAATAGGAGCGTACCCTGTGGAAGACTTTGAAGAGCAATATAATAAGTTTCAAGAAAAAAGTTATGAAGAGCTTGAAACTTTTGAAAAAGCAGCCGAACTTATAAGTGACCCCAAATTCTCTTTTGAACTTGGGACTTTAAGTGACGAACCTGCTGAAGGTGGCGGGTCACCAGAATCCCGTTTTATAAGAAATATATTAAACGAATTTTAAACTAAAAAGAGGATAAAAAATGCTTCGATTATTAACAGATCTAAACGAAAATGCTCGTTTTGATGCAGTTGCAAGTACTAGTCTTTTAAATTCAGGAGAAGCCGTTACAGGATCTTTCGTTGTAAAAAATGAAGATGAATTTGACTGGCCTACTGATGGAGATATTGGTGCTGTGCAAATCTGGACTGAGTCTTATAGAGACGGTACTTCTAATTTCTCGCCTGATGCTAGCGCAACCGGCGTCACTAGACTTACTGCACTTTTAGGCAAGTACAGAGCTTTAACAGACCAGTTCACTGGTACACCTACTGCTGGTACCCCACTTAAGGTTGGGACAGATGGAAAGCTTGCAGAAACTACTGCCGCAGACGGCGATGCAATAGCTTATTGCACCAAAGCTTCACACACACTGGCCCACTTACAAAAAGATCACTCAGTAATTGAGTTCTTTAAACTTTAATAGGAGGTAATTATACAAATGAGTATAGACGCAAAAACAATTAATGACGTATTTCTTAAAAGGTTAGACACCAACGAAGGAATGCAAAAAGTAGCTAACGAAGGCGCAGCTTTTGTTAGAGACAAACTAAGAGAAGTCTCGTTTGCGAGACAAATCTTGCCACCAATGTACGTTAGCCAGGCAGACTTACAGGTTTCTGTAAATCATGACGGCGTAGTTAAAATCGTAGAATTAGAGCCAGACTCTAAGGCTATGTTAGTAAACTTCCGCGGTAAGCCAACTACTAACTACATGGAAGGTAAAAGAATCGAACTAGCTTTCCACGCCATTTCTTCTGAAGAATTTCAGAAGACTGAAGAAGAACTACTTGCCTACAGAATGCCTTTAACACAGGTAATCGAGCAGAATAGTGTTCTTGACATTCAGAAGATTGAGGATGAAGCTTTCCTAAACCACATTGACGCAGCTATCACAGCTTCAAGCAACGCGATTACAGGGAATTACGACAGTACAACCGACGCAGTACCAGAGAAGAAAATCAGAGAACTCTTTGATCAAATCGACGGTAAGCAGCTTCAAACTGAAACCTTGCTTATGGATAACAAAATGTTCAACAGACTTATTGTTAACAACAATACTCAAGGAACATTTGGAGACGGAGCTCTTAAAGGAGAAATCGCCATTAATGGATTTAAGTATCCTACACTTTATGGCCGTAGAATCATCATTTCTAACAAGACAGACTTGCTAGCAAATACGATCTACTCCTTCACAGCACCAGAATTCTTAGGCGAGTTTTGTATCCTTAACGATACTAAGTTCGACATAGATAAGAAGAGAAACGTAGTAACTTTATCAGCTTACGAAACTATTGGTATGGTTATCGCCAACATCAAATCAGCTGCTAAGCTTACTTTATCTTAGTAGATAAGAAAGATTAAAATCTTAAGGCGCTCTTGGTTAAGAGCGCCTTTTTTTTTATATTAAACCTATGACAGATATACTACATTTAGAAATAAGCGGAAGACAGCAAGGAAAGACGACCAGATCTTTTAATAAGGCTCTACAAGAGCATTATAAAACTAAAAAACCTATAGTTCTTATAGACCCTTTTAGGATTGGAAGTAAAAGAGATTATTACCATTATTTGCCTCTATCTTTTGACAAGAAGTATTTTAATGTATCCTCAGTTGACGCTAGAGGGGAATTAAATAGTAGCTATTTTAAAAAAGGAAGCATAGTAATTATAGATGAGTTTGATTTTATAAAAGAGTGGCAAAGAGTTTTTGGGGCTATTATATCTTTGCAGCCTTCCCTTATCTTGGCCAATACTTCTCCATCCTTTATAAGAACTAAGGAAAGCGTAGAAGCTTATAAAAGAATGGAAGAAGTAGATCCAATATTAGAGTTGATAAGTATTTGCCTTGAAGAAAACTACACAAGAAACTTCTGGGTAGAGTCTTTAAATCAAAATTACGGAAACACAGATAGAGCTCTTACAGAAATGGGAGTCTTTTATAAGGGAAACAAGCATCTTTTAAAGTCTATGAAACCATAGGCGAGCTTCAATATAATCCTATTCTTGAAAAGTTCAATTTTTCATGGACAAATTAAGGGAAACCTAGTCTTTAAATTTAAATTGACTAAGCCTTAAACATAGTTTATATTAAAAGTAAAACACTTAAGAGTAAATTATGTCAGGCAATATTATAGTAGAAAGCGTACCAACCGAAGATCAGCCTTATGTAGACCGTACTAGATCTTACATTCAAGACACTGCTGTTAAAAACGATTTGGAGGGTATAGAGGAAAGCACAGATTTAGAGATTTATTACGCTTTAGACGACACCTTAGGAGAACTCAGCTACGAGTTTGGCCCCCATGACATGGTATTTAATTCCTTTAGCGAAGTCCCTTTAAGGCTCTTACAAACAGGAGCTATGCTAAATATACTAGTAAGCAAAGGCTTACTCTCAGCTAGAAATACTCTTACTTATACAGATCAAGGAGGCGTAACCATTCAAGATCAAGATCAATATGGAAGGTATACTGTGTTTTATAATATGGTAATTAATCGATATAGGAACGCAGCCCAGTCTTGGAAACGAAGTAAAAATATAAATGGAGCCTACGGAGGGGTACATTCCGAGTATTTAAATTTATAGATGATAGAGCTTAAAAAGTTAAAAATAGAGCGCAACTCTCCTGATCACTTAGACGTCTCCTGAAGCTTTAAAGACACTTTAGAGGATTTAAGCGATTACAGCATTTCTTTGTACCGGAGTGAAGCCCCCTCTAATGATTTAACGGACTACGATTTAATAGACAGCGGTCTTGAATCTTCAATGCCTTTTTTTGAAGATAGCGGGGTTGATGGCTTAAGAACCCACACAAGAGATTGGTACTATAAAATCAAAGTTAAGAATACAAGCACTGACGAGGAAGAAATACAACCTGCGCAAAGCTATGCCTATGTAAACGATGAAGCCCCTGATCGTCGCTGGCTAAAAATTGTTAAATTAAAGAAATTAGCTCTTAAAAAAGACAAGGCAGGAGTCGATTTTATTTTACTTAAAAAAAGAACTTGAGGACAAAGGTGTGCAGTATCCTGGGACAGCACTTTATTTAAAAGAAATGGAAACACTTGTGACGACTGCAATTGCTGGGGAACAGGGTGGAGAGAAGGCTTTTTCAAACCTATACCTTTTAGAGGCACAAAAAGAACTGAGCCCAAATATAAAGATATTTTAGTTTGAGGAGAATATTACCCAAGTGATAGCGTGCTTTACACTCTACCGACACCTATTTTAACCTCAGGTGATGTAGTAATTGACGTAAAGAAAGATTTAAGGTATCATATACAAAGAGTAAGACCAGTAGAAATGCTAGGAGTGCCAATAGAGCAGCAAGCGCAGATTTCTCTAGCTCACCCAGATGACCAAATTTACGAATATAACATTGAGGCTTATAAATAATGAGTACTAAAAAAGATATTATAAAAAAAGTAAAACGTAAGCCTTCCTCTTTAGAAGAAGACTCTGTCATACGACAAATAGAAGAAGAGCTAAGACGTAAGGCTCAAGAAAAGGAAGGGGGGGGCTAATAATGTTTAAAGTAACTCCATCCCTTAGGGCTAAATGAGTATTTCTTTCTTTTTTACAAACGTTTTTTTCTAATCATTCTAAGTACACTTGGAATGAAGACTTAAGAAAAACAGGGATAATTATAACTGATAAGTATTCTACTGAACTAGGAGTGGCAGCTAAAAGACCTTCTATTATTCTGGACAGAGGAAATTTTTCATGGACAAATACTACCCGAAGAGAAGCTTTACCTAATAAAAACAACGGAAGTTACTTACACCAGACTATAGGTGGGACCCGTAAGTCTAATCATAATATAACTGATATATGAAGAGGATCTTTGACTTTTATGTGCATGTCAGACAACTCTTTTGTTGCTGATGAGTTAGCAAACATTTTATTTTACATTTTACTAGCGTATAAAGAGTCTTTAAAGACTAAAGGAATACAAGATTTAGAAGGGCCAAGACTAGGACAAGAAAGTACTGTAAGGCTACAAGCTCAGGGCCAGGAAATAGTAAATGTACCGGTATCGGTAGGCTTTAAAAAAGCAGAGACGCTTTCTTTAAGCGATAGACTTTTTAATTGTAGGGTTTATGACTCAGAAGGGAACGAGTACTTAGAGAACCATGATTTTGTAGTACAGAGTGAGGGTACCCAGATTACGCTTCTATTTGACCCACCAGAAGGCCAAACTTACTCTATTGATTATATAGATGCAGTGACTTTAAACATTATTACAGGAGCAGACTTGACTTCCACCGAAGGAAATAATAGATTATATACAGTACCAGATAACGGAAAAATTTACGGGTATTATAAAATACTCAGTTCGATAGAATTTTACAAAGAAGACAGTAAATGAATTCAAACATAGAATTAGAAAAACAAGCAGCACTTTTTGACTCTATATCAAAGGGCGTAAAAGCTTTAGCTAAAGGCGAGAGGACGAATCTAGGTAAATTTTTTAGGACTACTAAGCTTAAATATCAAAAAGGAGGTGCTAAAGGAGCTCTAGATTATATGGAGTCTTTTAAAAACCCTGAACACGCTTTAAGATTAGGTAAAAATTCTAAAGGAACTGTAAAGGGGGACCCTGTAAGATCATTTGGGGAATCTAAAGGTTCAAAAATAGCGGACGAAGATTTAATTCAAACAAGGCCGATGCAGAACACTGACCCTTCTTTAAGCAGGGGAATTAGAACATCTCTTGGTAACACTGCAGCTAACTTAAATATTCTTATGAAAGATTTAAAGGGCAAAGGTTTATTTAAAGGGACTGGGCAAGTTATTAAAAACACAGGAGAGCTTGTAGGTAGACAAATTAAAGGAGATGTTCATAAAGAAGTAAGCGTACTGGGAAGCAAAGCAGTGGGCCAAACTAGTGGAGACGTTTTAGTTAGAAAAAACGGAAAAGATTACATTAAAAGTAAAACTTCCTGGTTACCGGACAGGGAAGTTCAAGGAAAAACAGATAGGGGAACCTATTTAATTAAAAAAAGAAAAGCAATGCAACCTGTGTCGGTAGCTCTTGGAGTAAACGGCTTAGGCGTAGCAGGGCTTAGTTATGCAGCCAGTGAGAAAAAAAGTAAAGCTGGAAAAGCAGGGGAAGCAGCTATGGAGGCTGGGTTATTCTCTGTATCACCGCCAGTGGGCATGGCTTCTATCCTTCTTAGAGGGGATAAAAAGAAAATTAAACAACAGCCAAATATAAAAAAATTACAACAAAATAAAGAGGAATTAAGATAAGATGGCTTATTCAAGACCTGGAGTTACAGTAACCCAGAAACAAAAAACACAAAGCTTTCCTTTACCAGAACCAACATTAAAATCTTGTGTCATTGGCCCAGGATATTTTTACTTGGATCCGGATAGTGAGGAAGCAACATACGGAACAAATTACACAGGTTCTGAGCTAGTACTCAGCGGAGAGAATTTTTCAGACTACAGGGATTACGTAGACAATACGGTTTCAGTAGAATTGTATAAAGTATCTGGATCGGATAAAAACCAGAGAACTCAATTAATTAAAGATACAGACTTCACAGTAAGTGGAGAAGATATTATCATAAGTGCAGATTTAGCAGGGTTTACAGGTACAGCAGATAAGGCTAGTGTAAGAGTTAGTTATCTATCTTACCGTACAGATCTAGAAGACAGCTTTAAGTTGGTAACTTCAAAAGATGATATTGAAAGCGAAATAGGGGCACCCTACACCTTTAATCCTTTAGCTTATGCAGCTAAGTTAACTATGGATAACAGTGGAAGAGCCACTAATATTCTGGGAGTGGCTCCTAATGCAGGAGGAGAGGATTTCACAAACGCTAAAGAAGAGCTAGAATTACATGAAGTGTATGCTTTAGCTCCTTTGACTAGCTCTCAAGGTAGCGTATTTAAGGCTCATGTGGAGCAGATGTCCTTACCTCAAAATAAGAAAGAGCGTATAGTCTTTACCTCAACTAAGTATGATGGATATACAGCAAACGCAGATAAATCCGAAAAGCTTGTTAGCGCACAAGAATTACAAAATACAGCATCCCTTATAGGATCCAAGAGATTTTTTGCAATTCACCCAGACGGTTCTTGGATCTCAGAAAGAAGGCACTTAAGCACCCTAGGAGTAGATTTCTTACAAGCTATTTACGGAGCCTCTTTTGATCTTTTACCTAAATTCAGTGGACCTATCGATGTTGTAGTAGGAAATACTACTTATAGCTACAAAAGAGGAGACACCATTACAGCGGAAGCTCTTCAGAATTTAAAAGATTCTAAGAACGATACTTACGCTATAATGGAAGTTTTAGCCCCTGTGCCTGGATACTTCTTTGCAGCAGCTTTAGCAGGGCAAGTAGCGGGCAAAGCTCCTCAAACTCCTTTAACAAAAAGGGGATTAGTAGGAGACTTTAGTGAGCTTTACAGAAGTAACAATTACTTTTCTGAAGACGCTTTAGATATTATAGCGGAAGGAGGTAATTGGATCTTAGTAGATAAAGGGTCTGGGGCTATAGAGAATAGGCACCAACTAAGTACGGATACTACCACTATTGAAGCCAGAGAGCTTAGTATAACTAACCAGTTAGACTTTGCTGCTAAGTTTTTAAGAGAGCTAGCAGAACCTTTAGTAGGAAAATTTGTTATAAACGATACCTTTATAACTAACTTTAAAGCTGCAGTAATAGGTGGCGCTGATACTTTAGTAGAAAGGGGCTTTATAAGAGCTCTAGACATTTTAGAAGTGGTTCAGGACGATGTAGAACCTGACAATGTGAAAGCAGCTGTCGAAGCTACTGTTCTTTACCCAGTAAACAAAATTAAATACACAATTATATTTTAATAGAGGATAAATAACAGATGGCATCATTTAGAAACTTAACACAGTGGAGCAATAACTTCACCAAAAACGACCACGTACAACCCACTGAAACAGATGGAGGGGCAGGAAATTTCTTATCCGGAGAGAGCGCTGTAATAGTAGCGGGACCGGAAAAGCTAGTAACCACCACCACAGATTCAAATATGGATAAACTAATTCCGATTGGGCTAGTCCAACAGGCTCAATTAAGCCAGAATAAGCAAATAAATCAGATTCTAGAGATAGGGAGCAGTGTTCCCATATTTATACCTGGGAGGGTAAGCGTAAACGCGACCCTTAGTAAGATCTTATTTGATGGACCTTCCTTGGCCTACGCTCTGTATAGAAGCGGTAAAGCAGATACTGGCGACATAATGGTACCTTCTGAAAAGCAAAGTGACGATCCTTACTCAATTCCAGCTAGCCCCTACCCTTCAGACGGAAAAGTTAAAGTAGATAGTGACACTCCAGGATTATTCTGGATAAACTTAGCTAGTAGAATGTTTAATAAGCCCTTAGGCATAGGATTTATGTTGTATGACATGGAAGGGCAGGCTTACGGCGGAGCTTATTTAGAGGGATGCTATTTAAGAGCTCATAACTTTGGGATAAGCGCTAACGCTTCAGTACTTGCGGAGAATGTTAGTTTAGTAGCTCAAAGGATAAGACCTGTGAAAGCGAGCGTTATGGGGGACGCAAGTGATTTCTATAGTAGAACGAAAGACGACACGGGCACGGGCACGGACCCAGACGCGTAGAAAAGGAGTAAAAAATCTTAATCTAAAAAAAAATAAAAGGCAAGTTTTTCAACTTGCCTTTTTTGTTATCAGGGTTTTCGATATAATTAAAATGTCAAAATCACTTAAATAAAACGTTTGAAACTTTTAATTCTTAGACACGTCTAAATCTAAAGAAAGGTCTTTTGCAGTTTTTGCTGTAAGCAATTGCATAAGATTCATGATATTCTGAGGGCCGGCAGAACCGCCTTCTCCAGAAGCCATGTTTACTTTAGGTACCCAGTCTCCTTTATAATTCTGGATAGCCTGAGCATATTTTTCATTTATGGCAACTAGAGCATCAAGCTTTTGAGTCAAGGCACCATCAGCGTTAAATACTAAACGCTTTTTAGCGGCCTCTCCTTCACCCTCTAGGATTAGTTTTTGTTTTGTAAAAGCGGCGGCTTCTTTATCAAGCCTTGCTACTTCTCTACGCTGCTCGGCATTCACAACAGCTTTCTCCTTAGATACCAACTGTTCTGCGCGAGCTTTAGCAATTTTCTGTTTACCAATAGCTTCCTCTTTAAGAGCATCTTGTTCAGCTTTCTTAGCTTCTGCAATAGAAGTTTGAACTGACATAGCGGCTTCTTGCTGTGTTTGAATTTGATTTATAATCTTTTGGTCATACTCAATATCATCCACAGAAAGCTGAGCCAAGTCTAAGTTATAAGATTTGAATGGGGGACTTTCCTGACGTACCCATCCATTGTCTTCTACATTATCACTTGGAACTAATTCCGCTTTTTTAATGGTCTTTTGCTCACCGGTAATAGGATCTGTAATAGTACGCTCTACCATGTTTGTTTTATAGATACCATTACGCAATTGATCCTCAATATAATTGATCAGATCGTTTTTCTTAGCTGCATAAGATTCGTAAGAACTCATCAAAGGTCCGGTAGCAAAGATAACCTTAGTAACAGTAGGAGCTATTAATTCTCGTTCTAAGTTTCCTTGAGTACCAAATTCCGCGTGAATCTTTTTCATGCTTTTCTCATCACGAGGAGGAAGGATCCTTACAGAGCCTAAAATCTTACCATTACCGGCATCGTTAAAGACAATTTTACGAGCAGAGCCTTGGTTCTCTGACCCAAACCAGAATTGAAAACCTTTATCATATTCGGTTGTGTTGCCGAAAAGTTGAGTTTTTAATCCAGGCGCAGCCCACACAGCGATCTCACCGCTTATAGGATACTGGTTAACTATGATTTTATCATTCGGTACGTCCTCTACTAAAGAAGCAGTACTAAAAAGTAGCGTAAGAATAGCTAAAGCTGTTAGAACGTAAAGTGTTATCTTTTTAGGTGTCATAGGCATAGATTTATTGTTTATAGGTTATCTTGTTTTTGATTTCTTCGGTGCTAGCTAAGTCTTTCTTAGCTTTAGATGAAACTTTTTCGGCTTCTTTTAATATATTGTCTTGGAATCTATTATAAAGACCCTCGACTTTTTCGTGTTTTTCTTTTATGTCCCCTTCAGGGGAAGTTTTTAAGTAAGTAGACTCTTCATGGAATTTACGGTAAATAAATAAAAGACCAAGAATAACAGCCACTACACTTAGGAAGTATAAATAAAGCATATTAATTTAAATTAAAAAAAGGGAGAACAATTACAGGCGACATTCCTGTAATCATTCTCCCTTAAGGGTTGGCAACTTTGTTAGTGGAGATGCCGGGGGTCGAACCCGGGTCCGGATGACCTCTTATTATCAAGTCGTTCACACGTTAGTAGAGAAGAATCTTAGTGCCACTTAGTCTCTACACTAAGCTCACACGCATCCTATTTAGTACAACAACGCTTTATAGGAGTCCGCGCTGAGGTTGCCCTCTTAAGTGACACAGGTAAAGATAGAAGGCGTCTCTATACTCTGCGGGAGTTACTAACTACTACACAGCGATGCCGTAAGCGTAGTTAGACTCAGCGCCAAGGGTGAAAACCTTAGCAGGTGTTTTTGTTTCGCCATTTGCATGACTTGTCGGTTATTTAGGTTAACCACTCCCGTGCACTTCATAACAGTTTTGTATCCGTCGATGCCAGTTACATCCCCATTAAAAAGTAAGAGATTCAAAGTAAGAACCTCTTACTACTATTCTTACACCAAGTTAAAATATAGAATTTCGGTAAAGACGCTTGTTCATGTGTCGCCACATTCGCATCTTTGGGGTAGGCTCTTCAAACCTGATATCATAATTAGCGGCAGGAGGATTTCGGGTAGGGTCAACCTCACCGTAAGCTTGAACCCATTCCCTTTTTGTCATATCCTTTGTTTTATAAGGTATTGATTCTCTCTTTCTAGCAATAACAGTTGTACTATCTCTTTTGAAAAACCTAGTTCTTTTAATTTCTCCGCTGGGAAGTACCCAAACTAAGCAAACTTTTTTATGTGGCATGGTATGTAGTATTAAGTTAATAAAAAAAAAGAGCAGGGAGTTTTCCTGCTCTTGGTTTGATTGTGGCGGGAGAAGGATTCGAACCTCCGACCTCTTGGTTATGAGCCAAGCGAGCTGGCCACTGCTCCACCCCGCGATGTGTTAAAATCTTGTTATGGAATGCTCTTCATTTCTTTCATTAAAATCTCTTACCTCTCAAGTACTTCACACTTGCGCTAATCTATCTCAGCTACCACTCCTTAAGTTGGCCCGGTGGGACTCGAACCCACGACTTTTCGCTTAAAAGGCGAAAGCTCTAAACCAGCTGAGCTACGGGCCAAGAATGACTTATAGTATAAGGTTTATTTTTTATAAAGTCAAATTAAAAGAATGTGTATTCCTGGGGAGTCATAAAAGTTTGATCGTAATCTTTAATAATTTGAAAATAAGCTGACTCTGAGAACATGGATGTACTACTTACACCATCACCTGTTACTTGAGTCTTCCCGTCAAAACTTATAGACACAGAAGGATCTATTACAAATGACCTAGAGGGCGCATTCAAGACTCCTACAGGGGTTATGATTAAAGATTTTAAATTGGGGCTTACTATCGGACCCCCGAAACTTTTATTCATACCGGTGGAGCCAAAGGGTGTAGAGATAATCAAACCACTCGCTTTAAACTTTGCAAAGCGTATGTTCATAGGCAAGTGCAAAGAAAACTCAGTAAGTTTAAAAGACCTTAAATAAAGATCGTTTATGAAACTTAATTGTGATAAGCCAGCCGAGTCATATCCTCTCTTTATAGAGTACACGGGTCGATTCATTGGGTAAGTACTAGCCTTAGGTAAAGACTTATAAGACTTTTTATCAAAAGCGCAAAGCTTTCCTACGGTTCCAGCGTTTAATCCATAAATAGGTTTACCGCTATCTTTTACTCTACGACTACAGTAAATTAAAGTACCGTCGCCCCCCATACTTATAATACTCTGAGACTCAGAAAAAACCTCACTTTCTTCAGCCTTTATTTTTAAATTCTTAATTTCGCCCAAGGAGTGCGATACTACCTTCCAAGCTTTTGAACTTAAAATTAAATTAGACTCCAAAGAAGATCTTAAAAACTTAATATAGTGAATAACTTTTTGTTTGAAATAAGGATCCTCTATAAAAGGGTTGAATATTATGCCTACATCTTTAAGCATAAAAACCCTCCCCGGTTACCCAATTATACTCAGCTAAAGCTGAACGTAAAAAAGAAGGTGAAGGAAAATACTCATACAAGCTTTCCAGAAATTCGTGTTCTTCGGCTTCGCTCTCAGGGACTACGCCTTCTGGAACTATAAAGAACTCTCCTTCACCTTCTGAGTGCTCCCCTACATGAAACACATAAGCGCAATCGGTGACATCGTCCATGACAGACCCGTTGCAATCAAACTCTCCAGACTCAAAAAGTCTTTCTAAAACATCCAAAGAAATATCTTGGGCTTCGATAGAGTAATTTCCGTCTAAGTAACAAACTATATAATTCATGGTGGTAAGATAAGTTAAATTAAAATTTAAGATAAAAACAAAGCAAGTCTGCCTCACTATTCTTATACCCTATTTAGAGGATTTTTTCTTTTTAGTTTTTCTTTTAGCCTTCCTTTTAGTTTTATTTTTCAAGGCTAACTGAGAGTTAGATTTCATTTTAGGGGGAGGGAAAGCTCGGGCTTCTTCGGGGTAAATAGATCGGCCGTTTTTTAAGTCAGGGTCGGTTATTTTATAACCCCCGTCTGGATAAAGCTTTTGTCCAGGGGTGTAAATCTTTACTAGGTCATATCTTTTTGATTTAGGATCCTCGGCCAAAGATATAGGCTTGCCTACATGGATGTTAGTTATAGGGTACTCATCCAAGGCTTCTCTACGCCATGCCGGAAATTCAATCCCTGTTATCGGATCTTCTTTTAAGTAGGTTTTCTTTTTCTTGCTCATTTAAATGGTAAATAAATTTAATGGTTTGAGTTTCACTAGTCAAGGTAGTATTACCTATAACTATAAATTGGGTTAAGTCTTCAGTCAGCATGCAGCCGGCATAGACTTTAGGTTCTTTCTCTTTTCTTAAAAAAGCAGTTCGAGCCTTTAAAAACATTTCTGCTCTGTTTGAAGTCAAAAGCTCATAACAATCTAAAAAAAGATCTACGAACCAAGGAGGTTGATTAGTTATATCCATAATAAAAAAAGGGGCCCTGAAGCCCCTTAAAGTTAATTAAAGTTTTATTTTAAATTAAGTTATAGGAATGTCTTCAAAAGTTTTAGAAGACTTAAGGCTTATGGTTATAAGACCGTCCTTAACTTTAACTTTTATGTCTCCAGCTTTTACACTGCTAGGGATAGAAATGTTTCTTGCTAAAGAGTCTTTAACATAAACGTGCAGAGTATTCTCACTTTTTGATACTTTTACTTCTTCCTTGCTAATACCAGGAGCTGGTATTATTATAGAGGAAGGGGTCTTGGAGAGCTCTTTGCTGTCAAGTAAAGAAGATAAAGCTAAAGGATCTTCTAAGAAAGTATTCATTAAACCTAGAACTTCTTTTATTGGGAAATCAATCATACTTCTTTTCACTATTATCATTTTTAAGTTAGTTTAGTTTCCGATTAAAGTTTTCCAGTTTTCTTCAAAAATAATGCCTTTAGCTTATTTATGAATTATTGTCAGTTTTCGATTGAGGTTTAAGATCGGTAGTGCCTTTTTGACAAGGATCATACGGACAGTGTAAACACTTAGATCCGCAACAAGAGCCTCTTTTAATTAAAAAGGACTCTTTTAAAACAAAGAGCCCTTCATCATTAACGTAAAAATTTGGATGGTTGTTATCCATTATTCTTATGCCTTATAAATTATATAATTTCACAAGAACCTCCGTGACAAGCTACAGCTCCCATAGTATCTACATCTGTAAATTCAGGTATAGAATCATAGGAAGACCAGTCAATAGGAGTATACTTGTTTTTAATTGTGTGCCACTTGTGTAAGAGATGGACATTTTTCAAGCAAAGAATCATAGCATCTAAATCTCCTTCAAAGAAGTTTTTAGCGAATTTGTTTGCTCGCCTTATCCAGTCTATTTTAAGAATATCTTTATCTTTAAAAGATACTGAATTCTTATTAAAATCTTTTACAGCTTGAGTAGCAGTCCAAAGGTTGTCATTAAACACTTTTAACCCGTCTACTATCAACCCGCTCGAAAAGGTCACACCTACTCCGTAAGTATCGTAAAGTTTATTCACGTCGGTTATTACCGAAGTGTTAGGAGCTTGTTGATAATCTTTATCCCCAAAGGATCCTAACAAAGAAACCCCAGAGAAAGTATCTTTATTTTCAAAAATAAACTCAGCCACATCATCCCAGTCTCCTTCAGGTACGGTACAAGTATTTGAAACGTTGTGTCGCAATTCAGGCTTAACGCATAGATCTACATTAGTGCCGTATTCTACCCAGTTTTCCTGTGTAAGCTTTACAAGCTCTAAGAAGTCCACACCGTTTACTTCATCTTTATATAAAGTTCCTTCTGGGTTCTCAATAGGAACATAGATGACGTAATCTGTTTTATCTCTACTCCATACACTTTCTTCTATCATGTGAGGGTTAGTTTCTTTTACGAACTGTACGACGTCGTTATCTTTATTCATCTGCATCAATCTGAAGTAATCTTTAGCGTGCTCACTATGGATACCAGAAGAAGTTTTAAGAATAACACTAGCATTACCACTAGGCTTAACGCAAGTAGTTCTTGCAGCCTGGTTAATGCCAATAAGTTCAGCTACTTCCTTGTTTACTTCTTTTACTATTTCCGCTCCTTTTCTTTGTACTTCTGGATCAAACAGGATACTCGGATTCATAGCCATTCCAGTAATGGAAACACCTAATAAAGCTTCTCTATCAAAGATTTCCTTACAAGTATCTTCCACGTATCGGAAGTCTGTATAACCCGCTTGTAGTGTACCAAGTATAGCACCAGCCCTGCAAGCTTTATAAAAAATATCTACAGTGGTACATTTGCCTCCATTTAGCTCTGTTAGATTACAGCCTTGAAACCCACTTCTCCCGTCTATAGTTAGGGGGAACTTTTGAATCTCAACACAAGGGTTAAAGGTAGCATCATAATGATCTACAAAAATAAATCCAGGCTCTCCATAGTCTTTAACTTTATTGAATAAAATCATAAACTCCTCAAAAGTAACGTCTCCTCTTTTAAGAACAGCGCTATTATTACTTCTAGCTCTCTGGGGATTAAGAGAGTTATTTGGATCAGGGCTATAATTACTAAAAGTCTTTGCGTTCATCATATCTGTATCCCATCTATCAAATAAACAGATAGTAGCACTTCTTCTTACACCACCGCTTATAACAGCGTCGGCTATGTGCATACAAATATCATAAATTTCTATACTTTTAAGCTTTTCTCCTTTATCGTTTCTTTTAAGAGCTCCCTCAACAATCTTTTCAATTAAAATTAAGGACTCCCTTAAAGGCTCAGGACCGGGGGCTTTAAACCCCCCAGAAATAAAGGATCCCTTTTCCCTAATATTAGATAAGTCGAAGTGTATAGTGTAGTTTTTATATTCAGGGTAAGTCCCACCATCTACAAAATAAGAAGAAAGTAAAACTCCTACACTATCTGCCCAACCTTCAATACTATCTTCTACTGTGTAAGTTCTTGTTCTCTTACTTCTCTTTTTAACTGCAGGCAGTTTAGAAATGTGTCGATCTTGAACACTAAATCCTACACCGCATCCGCATAAAAGAAAATAGAAGTAGTCTTGAAAAAATCTAGCCCTATCTACATGAGAACTTAGACAGTTATACATCTTAGCTTCATGCTTTAAAAGAGACTCTCCGCCGAACTGTAAAGCTCTTTGAGAGCCTAGAACTAGTTTACTTTTATAAGCTTCTTCTGCTTCATTCATTAAAGCTAGAAGCTTATCATTTAATTTATCTTTATACTTAATCTTATGCATGTCCATGACGCGGTCAACGCTCTCGGGCCATGCTTCATACACGTTTCTTTCATAATCAAACTGTCCGTAGTCGCTGTAAAACTTAATATCCGATAACAGTTGTCTAAAATCTGTCTTATTACTTGCCATAAATGTTTTTTAATTAATATTGTTTATTCTTTGAGATATAAAAAGTATGAATAAGAAAACCTTTATTCCACTTGAATTTCTCGTAATTTTTATTAGTTAGTTGTCTTTGGCAAGTTGTCAGTTCTATTGCCTTTTTGGCTTACTTTAAGTTTTCTAAAGATTGCCAAATAGGAGCGTAAGCGTCTCTATATTCTGCTAATTTTTCCTTAGTATGGGGCAGTTCGTTTCTGTATTTCATCCACAGGTTACCCTTAACTCTACTAGCTGAGTACTCCATATTAGCCTTTAAATCACAAAGCTTTACGTAAACACCAAGAGGGCTTTTAACAAGCTCGTTAAAAAACTTCTCATTTTTACGCTCTTCACGCGTTCGACCTTTTTCATCAGTACAAGCATAGACTATGTCTGCTACCCGAACACCAAGATCTTTTTTCAAGTCTTTATAAGTGTAGCGACAGTCTTCTATCATATCATGCGCCCATGCGGCCGCAAGGACTACGAAATGATCTTCCTCCGGAATTAAAAGCTTGAAATAATCCGCATTTGCGTAAACCTTTTTTAAATGAAAGTAATAAGGCTTACCATCGTAAGTTTGATTAACTCTGGCGTGAGTCTCTTTTGCAAGAAGCTCCGCTTTTGTCACTAATAGTTTATTCTCCGTCATATTCAACCACTGTTACTTTTTTATGTGCAAAAATTTTATTTATTATAGCCTCTACGACATTCCAGTCTCCTCCAGCTAAGCCACATCCTATCTTAGGAAAAGCTATAGAGTATTTATCAGCATCAAAAATTTCACTTAGGGCGACCATAGCAGCCCCCAAAGCTTCATAGTCGACGTGTACCTTATCCCTACCGTAACGATACTGTGTATAAGCATTTACGATATGCTCTGGGCCTTCTCCGGACTCATTAAAGGCCATACTTAAAGAGCCCAACTTGCTTTCGTCCCCTTTCTCAGTTAAATTTTTATCAGCTTCGTAAGCTTGAGGATATTTTTCTTTTATAGCTTTGGCTACTCCACTTCTCATAGTATGGAAACAGTTACAGCCGTGCACTATTACATCGAAATTTAAAGAGGGATCCAGAAGATCCCCTTGTACGTAATTTATCATATTAATGTATCCAGTATTTTCCTATCTCAGCTTTAGCTACCATACTTACATCTGGAGCGTAGAAGTTAAAAGCTTCAATCATTTGAGTTTCTAGTTCTTTAGCTACTTTTTGGGAGTAGTCTACATGACATTCAATTATAATTTCGTCATGGACTACATTAACGATCTTAGCGTAAGGAGCCCATCCTTTATCATCAATAGTTCTTTTCATTCTACACAGCGCGAGTTTAGTTACACTAGCTCCTGCTCCTTGAAAAGGGTGATTTTTAGATACGTTTTTTAAGTGAGCCACTTTACCGCCGTGATCCCAATCTACACCACTAAATATTCTTCTTCTGCCGTCAAGAGGAGAGTAAGCGTATTTATTCTTCATGGCCAAGTCTGTAAAGTAATCTAAAGTTTCTCTAATCTTAGGGAAAGTCTCAAAATACTTTTCAATTAACTCCTTAGCTGCTTTAATACTTATTTCTAAAGTATCAGCAAGCTTGCCTGGTCCCATTCCGTAAACTAACCCAAAAGTAATACTCTTGGCTGGAGTACGGAATTTCTTTTTCATTGAAGGCCTGATAATAGAATCTCCGGCACTATCTATAACAGTACCGTCTTCTTGAAGACCGAGAGTTTCTTTTTTAAAGTACCCATCACTATCTGCTATAGCCTCGCCTTTTCCTTCTTCTCCGAAATAAAAGAAGCTTTTATAATCAATACCAAAGATAAGAGAAGCACTATAAGAGTGCAAATCCATATTGTTATCTAAGGCATAGATAAATTCTTTCTCTTTGCTAATCTGCGCTAACAGTCTTAATTCTTGACCCGAAAAATCGGCGCAAATTAAATCGTGTGTTCTTTCATCCTGTGGCCTAAAGCACTCTCTGTAAGCTTTGGCACTCGGGATATTCTGAAGATTTGGGCTCCTAGAAGCCATGCGGCCACTATCAGTTCCGAGCTGTTTAAAACTGCTATGCACTCTTCCTGTAACAGGATGTACATGCTTCTCAATAAACTCTCGACCGTAAGTTGTAATCTTCTTTTGAGCTTCTCTATAGCTCAACAAACTTTTAATAACAGGATGCTTAAGCTTTTTCAGCTCGGGCTCCCCAGTACTTTCTATAACTTCTCCGGTTATTTTTTCAAGCAGAGGTTTAATCTGTGAAGGGGAGTTATAGTTTAAAGAAGTGTGCTTATTTTTAAGCAGTACCACAGGATTGCCAAATAAGTCTAGCCTACATAGAGGCTTAAAGAAAGCGTCAAGCTCGGCCTTAGCTTTATCAGCACCTTCCACAGCCTTATCACGTAAGGCCAGCCACATAGAAGTATCTAAGTAAAAACCATTGATCTCCATGTCACCGCAAACTCTTATAGCTTCATTTTCAAGCTCGGAAAGCAAAGACATTTCTCTGTCCTCGATAAGCTCGTTTATCTTATTATAAAGGGCCTCTAAATACCCTACATCAATTCCGGCGTAATCTATCTGCTCTCTTGTAAACTCCTCACCCCATTTCATTCCTATAAAGCTTTTCTGAGCGCTTTTATCTATCTTGACGTTTAAGTATTTGTTTAAACACCCGTCCAAAGAATTATCAGCGCTTTTGATTCCTTTAGTAAGAAGAGTAGAGCCAACCCAGGTACAAATAATATTCTCTAAGCTTACCCCAAAATTACCTTTAACCATAGAATAGTCAAACTTGGCGTTATGAGCTATCTTAGTTAATCCTGTTTTGTTTAAATAATGTATAACTTTTTTAATACTGTCCCCAAGCTTATAAACATCAAATACATACTGTATCCAATGTGTTCCTACCTGAAGAAGTATTATCTTGTCCTTTAAAGGATCAAGACCTGTAGTCTCTACGTCAAAACCTACTACGTCCAGAGTGTTTAAATTCTCTAAAGCGTGAGTAAGCTTTGGGTAAGAGTCAATATATTTAGTATTTTTTCGCATTCTATAAATAATCTAGTAAAGTTTCGCCTTCTTTTTTATTCCTAATTTTTTCCAAACTTTTTTCTTTAATTTGTCTTATTCTTTCCCGAGTTAAATCCAACTCATTTCCTATCTCTCTTAAATTATAAGTTCTCCTGTACCCTATACCGTAATACATATTTAAAATTTTCTTTTCTCTTAAAGGGAAGTCTCTTATGACTTCTTCAAAATCGTCCTTAAAAGAATTTAAATTATGCTCAAAAATAGCTGCATGGTCTGGCAGAACCTCATGAAGAGTGGCTTCCCCACTCTCTGTCCTTTCAACATCCAGGCTTATAATAGTATGCAGATAATCTATATCATCTTTAATAGCAGGATCATCTATCTCAGCTTCTAGTTCTGATAGGGTAGGTTCTCTTAAAAGTTCCTGCTCTAAACCTTGTTTTATCTTATTAATCTTACTTACGTTAACTAGTTTGTTTAGCGGTAATCTAATAGTACTACCATTAGTGTATAAAGAGCTTAAAATACTTTGACGAATCCATCATACAGCGTATGAAATAAATTTTACCCCCTTAGCGGGATCAAAACGACCAAAAGCTTTAACTAAGCCTAAATTTCCCTCGGCTATTAAGTCTTCCAAAGATAGTCCCTTATTTTGATAAGACTTAGCTACTTGAAAAACAAAGCGTAAGTTGGAATTTATTATTTTGTCGTAGGAAGGTTTATGGCCTTCTTTAGCTTTTTTCATTAGAGCCACCTCTTCTTCTTTAGGGAGGGGTTCGTGTTTTTTAATTTCTTTTATATAATAGCTTAGCATTTTAAATAGGATTAAATATTACAAGGTTAGTTTGTCATGTCATAGTAGTAAGGTTGAATCATAATCTAAAAAAATATGGGGGCATAAACCCCCATATAGTTAAAGTTCACATGTAGTGAACACTAAAAAATTGTTTTTATCTGGAAAGGCTTCCAAAGTGTTTCCAATTAAATCTCCTAAAGTGGAAGCTTCATATCTAAGCAAAAGCTTAGCTAAAGTGCTTTCCTTTCGGATCTCGTTGTTCTCAAGAGTGAGCCAGATCCCGGCCACCCTTTTATCGTTTTCATTATATTTATTTTGAATCCAAGCATCACTTATAGTGAATTTTTTGCCTGTACTAGGCTCAATAGTTTCAAAAATTACTTTGCTTGCCGGTTCTTCGTTTTTCAATAATACTTCCTTTTGTTTGATATCAATAATTTTTAAAGTTCGTTGGAAACTAGTTACATCATCTGAAAGTCCTAAGTTTAATAAGTTGTTCATAAAATAATATCGGTAGTTGTTTTAAGTTTTCTTTTCTTAAAACGGTAAGATTGCGTGCGTGCGTATTCGTTTTAATTAAGATCCAGAAGCTCCAAAGCCGTTGTCTCCTCTTTCAGTCTCTTCTTGATCGAAAGTTTCAACTACTTCTACTACTGGATCATAGTGACGGTGAACTATAAACTGAGCAATCTTTTCCCCAGCTTCTATGTCCACAAAAACATCACTTATATTTTGCATAACTATTTTTACTTCTCCACGGTAGTCACTATCAATGATCCCCGCTTTCTTAGATAAAGAAGTTTTTACGCTAACGCCACTTCTTTCTTCTATCTGTATAAAGTACCCTTCCTCAATGGCCATAGCCAGGCCTGTGTTTATTAGTTTAACGCCTTTACCGGCAATCCTCAAGGGAACTAAAGCGTATAAATCCAGACCTGCTGGAGTACCTTCAGCTCTTGTAGGAATAGTAGCATTCTGAGAAAGTTTTTTAATTTGTAATTTAGGTCGTTTAATTGGCATATTCTTTCAATAAAGTTATTTGTAAAATAGTTTTAGATGGAATAATAGAAAGGTTTGGTAATTTACCGTTATAGACTTTAGCAATAGCTTTAACTCTTTCCGAGTCATCTACTAGCCCCCTCTTTACTGCTAAGACAAGTGAATCGCCAGAGCCGTCCTCTATGTAGTCTAGGATTTCTCCTACTATAGACTCTCCTTTAGGGACTACTTTAACGATAACATCATCACCCTTACTTAATAAGGACTCGGTCCCGGTAGAATAAATTTTTCTTAAATTCATCGTCTGTTAAAAAGTTTAAATAATTGGTTAATTTGATTTTTTTGGCGTAGAGATCGAAGTCGTCAAAAGGGATACTTTGCCTTTTATCCTCGTCCCAATAATAATAATTTATCAGGCTTAAAGGAGTTACGTAAGCGTGCTCTTTGTGAACTTCTTTAAATCATATAAGAAAGAAAGCTATACCTCCTAAATCACGTACTGCGTTTAGATATTCAACTTGATGCTGGTGTATATTACTTAAATCAAACCGGGTTTTTACTTTAGTTTCTTTTGCATCAAAAGCTATAAAGTTACCTCCCTTTATAAGCCCTGCAAAATCTACAGTAGAAGGTTTAGGTACAAGACCATTCCTTGTTCTTATAATAGGTACGGGTATTTTTAAAATTAAGGCTTCTTTTGATAACCTTTTATTTAAATTTGTTTTATCTGCTTTTTTCTCTAATTCTGATCCTCTTGCTGCCATAATAAAAAAAGAGGCGAAGACTATCAATCTTCGCCTTTATTGGGTTAGGGTTTATTTAAATAAGCTGGACTTTTTAGATCCTGTTTGGGCCGCTGGTTTAGCGGAAGTGCTTGCAGGAGCGGCTTTGCTCTCGCTTTCTTCTCCGCTCTTTTGAAAACTTTCTACGTTAGAGTAAACTTTACCCTTGTAGTTTTTGTTTTTAACGTAGGCGCTTACAGTGGAGCCTATTACAGCAGAGCAGATTTTGTCCTCTGCCATGTCATCACTGTCTGCCAACGCTTCGTTACCTGTAGCCTGTAAGAAAAGAACTACGTAAGTTAAAGCGTCTTCAGTTAAAAATAATCTGTGCCAGATTTTACGGTTTCTAAAATCTCCCTCAACTATACGAAAAGTTACTTCAATAGCTTCTTTGTCGTTTAAAGTGGTAAGCTCAGCAGCTTCAACCTCCATATTATATCGGCCTGGGGTAATAGGCTTAAATTCTTTTGATTCTCTGCTCTTAATATTCTCTTTTGCTTTGGCTAAATTAATTCCCATGATATAATTGTATTAATAAAATTTATAAATCTGTTAAAAAATAGTTTTCAGTGTTGTCAAAAATAGCAATTCTAGTTCTCCGCTTCCTTGGCTTTTTCTAAGAAGCTGAGTAAGCTTTTGGATTTTATATTGTTTAAGTCTAAAAGACTTTCTACTCCATAATCCTCTTTAAGAAGTTCTACAAGCTCATCCTCATCTACCCCTTCCAGGATATTAGTTAAAGCTCCAAGAGTCTTTGCGTTAACGCCAGCAGTATATAACTCGTCTCCTTCGTAAGTTATTTTTGTCGTTCGGTTTCTTCTGTCATTCATATTTTCTTTCTGGGTAGAAGCGTCAGCTGAGCGCGTTAGGCTATCAAGCCCAATATACTCAACAAAAGCGTCATAAGTAAACTCAAATTCATGGGGTAACTTATTTGTTCTATCCTTCTCTACTTTAGCGAATCTGGTACCGTCTTGGTCCTTGCTAAGCTCAAGTACAACATCAAACATGTAAGGCATATCTTTATGACCGTCGGGCTGCTCTCCGATCTGCTCCATAAATTTATCTTTAGCGTAAAGAGGTTTGCTTCTGGCTGTAACGATCACATTCATATCCAAACTTAAAAGCTTGTCCATGATGATCTTAACTTCTGTTTTAATACTTTTGTAATCCAGAGGTTCTAATTCGTAATGAATGTCTCCTGTTCGCTCCTTCATTTGATCCTGCTTATTTCTAAGGATCCTGTCGTAAATAACACTGAAAGGGTCTACTACAAGAGTCTTAAACTCTCCCGGATCTAATAGAAGCTCGTCTAAAGCTTCATGTAATTTTTTAGGATCACTAGAAGGAACCCTATAAAAATCAAAAGTATCTGCGTAATGCTCTGTTCCTTTCTCAGCGTCAATTACTGCTGGAGAAGGGAAGTGTAAAGCGGTAACAGTTTTACCTGTTCCCGTTTTGCCGTAGATATACATTTTCAATCTTCGGTCTTTTGGTTTTGCTTTTTCAAATAATGACATAAAAAAATATTAAGTTTTTACTGGTTTAAAAAATAATTTAATAGACTCCAGCACACTATTCTTATACCTAATTATCTATAAGAATTTATGCGCTCAAATACTTTAAAAGTTGCGATAACGTCTCTTACACAATAGTCAGCAATTTCTTGTATGCGGCCATCGGCAAAAGCTTGAGCTACCTCGTTTGCTTTTACTTCTCCTTCTTTAGGAGAAGGAATCCCTAAATGCTCACAAGCTAAGTGTAAAGTTGGGGCTTCATATTTATTGAAGTCAGCTATAACTTCCTTAACATCAAAGTGAGGGTAAGTGGTGTATCTTCTTGTTTTTAAAAATTCTCTATTTGTAGGAAGGATCTTATACTTCATACTTCTCTTTAAAATAAAAGGAATGTCGAAAGTTAAACCGTTGTAAGAAACAAAGACTCCTTTAAATTTATTCAGGATAGTCCAGAATCTGTTTAAAATTTCTTCTTCATCTCCTATTAAGGCAGTACTTTCGTCTCCATCAGAGTCGTTGAAATATAATCCTATTGTTACAATCTCTCCAAAATAAGGGGAAGTTCCCATTATTAAGTTTTTAACTTCTTCCTCATCCTCTTCTGGTCTCCTCGCCATATAGCGATTAATTTTTTTCGTAAGCTCTTCCTGCTGAATTTCGCTTAGAGGAGCTCTTTGGGGAATAGTTTCTATATCGAATGTAAGTGATTTCATGGTTCAATTCTTGTAGTTGTTATTTGGTGAGCCACAATATAAACCATTAAATCGTAAGAGTCAAATTATTCTACCCTAAAAATCTCAAAAGAAACTTTTTTATCTTTGACTAAATCTCTCACTGTACGTTGATTTTTGTTAAGCTGACTTTTCCCACTTTTAACTTCTATAAATACTATTTCGTCTTCACCAAAATAAACAAAATCTATAGGATTCCCTAAAAAAGAAAGCTTTTTAGGGTCTTTATCAAAATCTTTCAAGAAAGGCGATAAAGTCTCAGCTATAAAACCTAGCCGCACTTCACTCTTTTTCTTCTGACTGTAAAGCTTTGAATATTTGCCATTCTTAAATGTTAAATAAATCATCCCCGCTATCCAGCACAGGACCATACTATAAATCAAAATCAAACTCATCTTCTAAAAAGTCTCCATCTTCTCTTTGTGTTCCATCGAAATTAAATTTCTTGTCCACCCACTCTTCTACTTTATCTATAGAACCGCCTCTACCTCTTAACTCATGTTTTTCACAAGTGCAAGTAGTGTGGGTCTCAGGCCAGCCGTATTTTTCAGCTATCTTTCCTATTTGGGGGTTATGCCAAGCTCCTATATCAGTATGCTTGACGTTAGTTAGTTTACAGTACCCCCTTCTGCTTTTTACTCCGGTATAGAAAAAGTAAATGCAATTGCCGCAACACATAGAAATCCTAAATCCTTCTCTGGGATCATCGTCAGCATCCTCTTCTAAAATTTCTTCTATAGTTCCATTAACTTTCTCTAGCTCAGAAAAGTCATATCTATCGTCGCTCATAATTACAAGTCTCTTAATATTTTAGCTCTAGTTCTGCTTTGCCCGTAAAGTAGACCTACTCTTTTATCTATAAAGTCTACCATAAGTGAAGTTTCCTTGCCCGTAGCATCGCTTTTACGCATTACTCTGCCACCTGTCTGACGTAGTTTAGTCTCGGCTTTCATAGGGCCACATAAGTAAGCCACTTCCAATCTTGGTACATCCATTCCTTTAGCGAATAATGCAAAAGTAGTAGCGGCGTTTTGCGCTTTACCGCTTTTAAGGTCTGCCATATTTTGTGCTCTATCCTTTGTACTTAAAGAAGGACTTAAAGGAACACAGGAAGGAATTAAATCAGCAAGAATTTCAACGTGACTTCGTCTCATACAAAGAAAAACACTTGGCCGCTCTTTTCGTTTCATAAATTCCGCTAAGATTAGCTTATTTCTTTCTTCATCCTCTGCCATGTGAGTAAGCATAGCTTGATACTCGCTTGTATCAAATAAAGGGAAATAATAATCTGTATCTACTTGTATGTAACTGGGAATTATAAGAGCATGCGCTACGTCTTCGTCAGGTACTTTATATCTTAACGGCCCATTAGCCCAAAATATTACTGGAGTTAACCCATCAGCTCTTTTAAGGGTAGCGCTGAAGCCGAATTTAAATTTAGCAGGCATAGCACTTAAAGCTTTGAAATAAGTATTAGCAGCTATTATATGAACTTCATCTGTAATAACTTGACCGAAGAAAGAATGCACTTCATCCTCTTTTTGTTTATCCATTAGGGTCAAGCTTTTAAGAATACAAACAGTGATAGGCTTTACTTCGTACCGGCCATTTCCTATAAATCCTATATCGTCCTTTTTCAAATTAGTAAACTGTATTAAAGCGTCAACGGTTTGATTAGCTAAGTCTTTAGTATCTATCAAGACCATTGTATTTACTTTACGCTCGCAAATAACTTTAATGAAACTGACGGTTTTACCCGACCCTGTTTTAGCTTGAATAGCGCCCACAGAGTAGTCTAAACAATGATCCTCAATGGGTTCCTGATAAGGACGTAATTGCGCTTTAAATTTTAATTTAGAGAAAAATTCTTTATCAGAAGTTTGAACTCTTTGATCGTAAATATCCCCTCCTGTAACAGGATATCCGTTCTCTAAACAATAATTTAGCAACTCCTCAAAAAACCCCACGGGTATAAGATAAGAGTCACTTGTTTTTCTTATATAATATTTAAGTTTTTCATCAACGCCGAAAATGCTTTTCTCCATTGCTATACGATTAGCAAACTCTGGGTTGACTACTGTTAGTGAATCCTTAATAAAGGTGGCTACCTGATTAGGCAGTCCCTCGCATAGGACTTTATTAGTAATTGTAAATTTCATAATTAAAATAATATTTGTATCTTCATTATTCTTATACCAAATAACTCTTGATTATAAGAAGGAATAGCCTTACATTAAAGATGATAAAAAATAACCAAATTTAAAAATTTAATAACCTTTTATGTCAAAAATAACACCAAAAGAAATTTTAGAGCAACTTTTTGAGAAAGACTATGTTGTTAAGAAAGTAGAAGTAATCCCTGATAAACTAGTAGTAGGGGTTCGTACTATAAGCGTAGCAAATCAATTTGGCCTTGAACAGGACATGCTTGATCTACAGAAAGATTCCGAAACTTTTTCAAGAAGACAAGCAGTGCAAGCTTTCTCTTTTAAACTTTTAAGTAGAACTCTTGTTTATTGGGGATCAACAAAAGAATTGGCCCCAGAACAATGGGAAGAGTTTTTAAGCTCTAAGGCTGTTGTAGTTCTAGATAAGATTGTAGCGGAACAGAATAACTTAGAAAAACAAGTTAAGGCCGCTATTAATGGGGAAGATATCAACGAGGTTTTTTCCCAAACGGCCGGGCCAGCCGACGTGTCCGAGCCCAGCTCAAAGAAGGAAGAGTCGGAAAGAGAGGAAGCTTAAGAGAAGCGGTAATAATGCGGGCAACAGAAGAAGAAGAGGTTATAGAGCACTTACGGACCCTTCTTCTTTCTAACTCGGCAACACTTAATAGATCTGAACAAGAGGAAGTAGATAGTTTTAACGAGCTGAGACAGAAATATATAGACTACGCTTTCCCAGATACAAAAGAAAAAAGGCAGAAAAAAGAACAAGAGTTTATGCAAACGTTTGATAGCATCTTTAAAAACAGAAAACCCCAGGAGCTTCAAGCTACTGCTGGAGAAGTAAGTGAAGGAGAGATAAATGACGTTTTAAAAGCTTACAGAGAAGGCACTAATAACTAATGGCAGAAGAGAAAGTTAAATACAAAGTTGAGATAGATCGCGAGCAATTAGTTCAAGAGCTAGAAGAAGTAAGAAACCAGATAGACTTATCCATGGGATCTGCAGCTTACCAAGGTATGCAAACTCCTCAAGGTTCTGATTTAATAATGCCAGGAGGCATGGCGAATCTCCCCCCAACTCCTATTAGTGACCCAAGCGGGTTCACTAAAAAAATGGAAGAAGGCTTCTGGTCTAACTTCTCTCAAACCGCTTCTAGTGGATGGGAAGGCGTAACTGGTTCGCTAGAACAAGCTGCTGGTACCTTAGAAATAGGGGCACAGAAGTTTAAGGGCGATGTCAGAAGGATGGGACTTTTAACAGATCCCAAGTACCCAGAATTTGGTCCTAGATACTCAAATGAAACTCCTAAAGCCAGAGAAGGGCTTTTTTGGGGTACGGCTGGAACGGTGGCTCCGGGACTTACAGGGTATAACCCAGATACTCTTGGAATGAATATCTCTGATTATAGGCTTCAAAGCGCCAGAAGTGCTGGAGAGAGCGCAAGCGAGTTCGCGACTAATTGAGGCCTTGCCGCGTCAGGTACCGCATTGGGGGCAGCGATAGGCGGAGTGCCAGGCGCTTTGATGGGATTTAGTATAGGCGGGTTTGCGGACCTAACAGGGAATATTTTTGCAGCCGAGACGCTAGAAAGAGAGTCTCTAGCTAAAGGCTTAAATAATATAGCTAAGAAAAATTTTGGAGGACTAAGTAAGGAGAAGTCTCGGCAACTAGCTACTATCCTGCAAAACCAAGCTTATGATCCGAGTAGTAGGGGGCTTAATTATGATCTGGATACTATACAAGAAGATGTGGCTTCTTTTTCAGAAGCAGGAGGCTTTTCAAATGTTACTAGTGGGACTGAGATGGAAGAAACCCTTAGACAGGTAGTTGAACAAACAAGGCACTTTGCTAATACTTTAAAACTTAAAAAAGACGAAGCCACCCAAATTATGGCTGATTTAGCTTCCTCAATGTCAATGGACGGGGACGGAGACTTTATAGATATGGCCTCTAAATTAAGTCACGCTTCTTCTGTCACAGGGGTGCATCCTGGGTCTTTAGCTTCTTTTGGAATGCAAGCTTCAGAAATGTTTAAAGGCACTGGGATTAAAGCTTCGGATTCCTTTGATATGGCTATAGATGCTAGAATACAAGCAGAAAAGTTGCGCCAGCAAGACCCTGTAACGCGTCAACTTGTGGAGGACGCAGGAGGGGCAGCCCAATTCGCTTTAAAGCAATTAGACCAAACTAATACTTACATGTCTAGCTCTCAAGGTCTTTTATTGACCGCGGGACTTTATGGAGGTATGGATTCTTACGACAGTGTAAATGGCATGGCCACCCACGCTGCTCAATTTTTAGGAGAAGACCCTCAGAACTACTTTAAGATGATATCTAATCAAGGAAAGCTTATGTCGGAAATGGGTCTTAAAGATAAACAAAACTTAATGGTTAGCACAGCCGTAAATTTCCTTAAAGATACTAACCAAACAAACGAAGACGGTACTATAGATCAAAGTGTCTTAGAAGGTATAATGCCTATGTTAATGGGCGACGTTATAACCTCCCCGCAAGAAGCTAAATCTTTAATAGAAGCTTCTTTAAACAATCAAAAAGAAATTTCTGGTTTTAGTACTTTTTCAGAGAAATTTAAAGAAAGGCAAGATATCATAAAGGCAAATCAAACTACTCTTATAGGGGACCTAAAAACCAGTTTTTATGAAAACGTATGGAACCCCATTGACCAGACTTTCCAGCCTGTACAAGATACAGTGGGGGATTTTTATTTAAGAGCTACCGAGGGGATAGAAAATTTTTTTGAAGATACAGCAGATTTTTTTAATAAAACTGAAAGAGTACGATTGGATGATGTAATAGTAAGCGACGCAGTTTCAGATGAGGTAGAAAAGCTTATTAAAGAAGGACCTATGGCGATTTTAAGTAGGTATGAGGAAATAAAAAAAGATTCAGAAGTATTAGAAGGTGGGGATCTGGCGGAGCAAGGTAAGGAGAAACTTACAGACTTAACACCGGAAGCGCAAAGCATGTATAAACAGTTTATAGATGCTTACGAGAAATCAAATACTCGAACTAAAATCAACGGTCTGGCGGAGCCAGGTAGGGAGGAACTTACAGAAGATAAGGAGGAACTTACAGAATGAATAGTGGAAGACTTTCTTGGTTTTGATTCTATTGATGAGATGAGGGAGATAGGGGATGAAGCGCAAAACAAGTATCAACGATTTATAAATGTTTACGAGAAATCAAAGACTTTCATTAAAAACAACGATCTGGACATAACCCCTGAAAGGCTGACTAAATCTGTTATAGAGGAGCAAGGTAAGGAGAAACTTACAGACTTAACACCGGTGGAGCGAGGTAAGAAGAAACTTGCAGAATCAAACTTAGCTTATATGAGAAATAAAGCGTTTTCTAATAGTGGGGGCATGGTACACTTCAACGAAGATCAAGAAAATTTAATGGAAAGAGTGGCTGAAATGGGAGTAGGATTGAGTGAGGGCTATAGAAAGGAATTCTTAACTGATCCTATGATGTCCGATAAAGTCTACGTAGAAGCTTTAGATAAAATAAGCGACTTAGAAGACTTAACTCCGGAAGAGCAAGAAAAGGTAGATAAAACTACGGAAGACTTTTTTGGTTTTTATTCTAGTGGTGAGATAAGGAATGAAACTCAAAACAAGGATCAACGATTTATAAATGTTTACGATAAATCAAAGACTTTCATTAAAAACAACGATCTGGACATAACCCCTGAAAGGCTGACTAAATCTGTTATAGAGGAAGAAAGGAGTGACGGTAGGATATTTGGAGACGTGAGATCTATTATAAAAAGAGTAGCCGCAGCTAAAGAAGGATCAGATCTTGAAGGCCAGACTGAAATTATGGAGCAAAAAATAAATGAAGATATTATAGAATTAGAAAAAGAGTTAGAAACTACAGTGTATAGTTTAGCGAATACTGGTGTATTTTCTTACAAAGATTTAGATAAAGACGAGGTATTAGAGGTAGCTGAAAGCTTACGTACTGGAAACGTCTCCCAACTAAATTTAGAGCAAAAAGGTTTATATAAGGAATCTAAAGGGGATAAGATCGTTAAAGAAGTATTAAAAGAAGTAAGCAGTAAAGAGGTGGACTTAAGTGTAACAAAAATGGTTAGTAAAGCAGCATCTCTAGCTGAGTCTTTAGACATGGAAGCAATGTCATTTGATAAACGCCCTGAAGAAGAACAAGCGTTTTTAATGAACCAAATAGCAAGAGGGGCTGTAAGTGGAGAAGATATTACAGTTGCAAGCATTTTGGGGATGAATCAAAGCAAGATGGAAGAGATTCTAGGAGAAAGAGGCCTAACGGATGAACAAATAGAAACAGCCGTAGCTGATGTAAGGAAGGGTGATATGACTAAATTTAAACAGAGTATTAGAAACAATATAGGTAAGATTACTGCAGACGAGGCATTCCAAGAATTAAAAAGTGGCATGTCAGAGGGAGGTAGGAGCTTATTTAACGAAACTTCCACTCAAGAAGAAGTTTTACAAAGACTAGATAGCACATTTATGAATATAGATGCAGGTACTGCTTTAAAAGTAGTCACACCACTTAGTGCTAAGGAAATGCTTTGAGGGGTGTAGTAATTAGAAAATTATGACTAACCAAACTATACTAAATAATTTTAACGATTTTGAACTTTACTTGGAAGGAATACGAGTCCCTTTCTCTAGTGTAAGTATTAGCGAGGGAGAGGGCCAAACACCCTCTGCCTCTATCACTATGAGCGCCACAGCTTCTTCTTTTAGGGTCTTACCAGGAACTATGGTACAGTTTTTTGGACCAAGAGAGGATAACCATTATCTGCTATTTGAGGGATATATAGCCACCCTGGCGTATTTTAAAAGAAGCTCTGGGGGAAGGCAAATTTCTTTTAACTGTTTAAGCAATTTATCTAAATGGGATAAAATAACTGTACGACCTTCAGATGCAATAATGACAAAAGATTACGCAGAGGCCGTCGGAAACTTAGAGGATAAATACATAAATCTGACGAATCCAGGAAATGAACAAAGCACACAAGAAACAAATGAGAACTACGCTAAAGCTATAGCTGCTTCCAAGGAAAGAATCCAAACAGAGCTTTACGGAGAACTGAAAGACCTTTTTAAAGATATCAAATTGTCGCAAAAAGGAGAGTTTGTGGATGAAGTAAATCAGTTATTTGGAAATGAAAAAATAAGCTCAGGCGATCTAGACTTATTTATTCAATTCTTTTTAAAAAAGTTTGAGCTTTACGATCTTTTTTACGGAATAGATTCTTTATCTATAGGGCTGAGTGAAAGTGTAGTGACTTTCCCGAATGTAGGATCCATCAACTCATTTAAATTTAAGTCTATTCTTGAAAACACTTTCCAGTATTCAGATTCCATGAGAGAAGGCTTAGTAGATAATCCGCTACATTTAGCCCGAGCTATAAAAAAGTTTTTAAATACACTACATTATACTCAGATAAACCCTTCAGCTTTCACAAGCACTTTACCCTTTTGGAATCCCAATAAGGAGTACAACAGAGAAATGCCTGTAAGGTCATATTTTTGCCCTAATTTGGAAAATTCACCACCGGCAAAATGCAATTTGTTTTTTCCTCATGATATTACCTCCTTGTCTTTCAATCATAATATGACAGCAGAGCCCACCAGAACTATAGGGCAAGCTGTTACGACCTTTGCAGATGAAGCTTTATCTAAAATAAAAGGCTTAAAACCTTTTGTAACGGAGCCTAAGCTTAACATTACTAATAAAGGAAGTGAGAAAAATAAAGCGGGGTTTACGCTAGAAGAAACTTACAGGGGAATAGAGCCTATGATAAGAGACTACTCAGACATTTTTGCTTTAGTAGAAGGTAAAGAAATTTTAAAAGATTCAGAGTCAGGAACTAAAGTAACAAAAGAGCAATACAAAGACTTTATTGATCCCCCTTTAAATCAAATGACACGCACAGCACATACCCAAGCCAGACTATCCCAAAGAAATTTAAGCTTGCAAACTCCGTGGAACCCAGATAGGTTAATTGGGGTACCAGGGGCAGTTATAGGGGAAGACGATGAGCCTTCTTTTACAGGAGTAGTTTCAGCAGTCACTACAAGAATAAACGCAAGTGGTCAAGCTGTAAGTACTGTTGCTTTAAGGGCCGTTAGAACTATTTTCGATCTAAGAGATTTAAATAAAGATAATTACGAGTTCCTAATAAACGATTTCACAAGCGACCCTTATAACGATTTAAATTCTTATCAGTTTGATCCAGAAGTATATTCTTTTAGAAAAATAGGAGAAACACTTTACCCTGTTTTTATGAAGGGAACCTTAGGGGCCACAAAAGGCTCAAATAAGTTTTTAGAATACGCTGGAGAAGAAAAAGCTTTTACTAGCGGAAAAGGCAATATGGAAGGCATTTACGATAACAATTTAAATGACGAGAGGGATTTTTCTGTATTAGATATTTTAAGAGACCCGAGAACAGGCGAATTTAATAACTTTATTAAGACAGATTTAACGTTAAAAGAGGAGGGCGATATAAGAAACAGCACGCAATACACTCGTGACGTTTATGAAGCACTTTACAGGTATAAAGATCTTTACAATGAAATAAAAGAAGAAGATGGGGAGTTTTTAAACGACTGAACTTTAGCTTTAACTGAGCGAAAGCTTATAAGTAAAAAAGACTACTTTTCTTTTATAGGCGTTTCTTTATCCAAAGGCGTGGACTCTCCAGATCATTACAAGGACACTTCTAAAATTTTAGTAGGAACTTCCAAAGCTATTAATGCAGAGGCCCGCATCAATGCACAAGAAACAAACAATTCTGTACAACCGGAAGATTCCCCAGAAATAAAACAAAGCAAGTTTATAACTTTAAGGGCTAAACTAAAGACTCTGAGCTTTAATATATCTTCTATACAAGAGAAAATAGCTGATAGCTCAGGTTGGTTTAGTTTTTTTGGAAATGATAAAGAAGATCTTATAGCTTCTTTAGAAGCCACTAAAAACAAACTTTTAGAAGAAAGGCAAAAGATTAATGAAAAGGCTAATGCGGTGTCGGACGCTATGAGTCACGAAGAAAAAGAAAGAGCTAAATCTTTTGAAGAGGCTGGAGTAGATCCTGAATTTGAATCCGACATATTTAAACCTTATAATTTAATTAGAAAGACTCATGTAGAATTTGCTTTTTCTAAGCAAATCTCAGCAGCTTTAAAAAGCCTTCCAGAAAATATCGAAGAAGGAATTACCCATAACATCGAATTGATTAAATAATGAACTGGTCAAAGAGTCCCTCATTTATAAACGTAATGCAGCCTATTAAAGACTTCCCTGTTTCAGTAAGAAAGGAAGGGCCTAAGGATTTAATGTATCAGGTAAATGAGTCCCATGTTCCCTCCGGAGGGTCTATTATGATTATGTCAAAGAAAGATAAAGGGGACATAAAAAAGATTACTAACAATCTTTACATAACTAATTTAAATATGTCTTACCAAGAAAAGGCTCAACTTCTGGAAACTTTTGGAGCTTCAAGCGTTTCATTTTTTGGAGACTCTATCAAAGTTTATCAAATAAGCGGGCAAGCTTTGGATTACCCTTCTGGGGGCGATGACCCTCACAGGACAATGCATATGGGGGCGCTTAACCTTTTATATAATAATCATTTAAGAGCCACTAAATTAATACAAGACGGAAACATAGGAGTAGTAAAGATTTTTAATCACTTAATTTACGGATACGCTTTAAGCTTGAAAACTTCTTACTCGTCGTCTACCGATAAACTAGGGTCTTTTTCTTTTAGTTGGTTAGTTGTAAAGCATACTCAAAACCTGCCAGGCCTTTTCAGTGAGAAGGATTTAGAGGATTTATCAAACACTACGTCTTTAGCTCAAACCGAAGAAGGTCAAAAAAACATGGTTTATATTAATGCCATGCTAGAAAAAATCTCAACCAATTTAATAATAAAATTAAATTCATTTGGAGCAGTAGGAGGTGAAGAAAGCGGAGGAAGAAACGTGCCAGTAAGTCTAGATTTACTGGACTTTATCTCTTCTACTAATTCAGAGAGTATAGGATCTTTTAAAGATAACCTAGCCATAAGAACTTCTTTGGCTAGAAATGATAGCGAAGAAAAGCCTTTTGGAAAATTATTAGTAGAAATAAGAGAAAGTATTATAAACTTTATCGGTTCTATAGCTGGGGAAGAAGAAACAAACGATTCACCGTCCATACTTAATCTCTCTAATAGCACGTTGGCTAACCATGTTGGGTCCATGTTCACGGAGAAGGAATCTTTTGGAGAAGTAATTTCTTTTTTGAGAGGCGTAAATACTTTAAGAGGGTCGCTTATAACTAGAAAAGTTCAATTAATGTACAGTAGTAAATAAATGAATAGAAAAGAAAAAGAGTTTGGCCTCTGAGAGGATTACAAAAAGAAAGGAGATAAAGGAGCAAAAAAGGAGTTAATACATTCTTTGACGCCTCTTATTAGAAGCCAAGTAGGTAAATATAAAAACAGTGGACTGCCTTATAAAGCTTTAGAGCTGGAAGGGAAGAAATTGGCTTCTCACGCTTTAGATACTTACGATCCTAATAAAGGCACTCAAATAAATACACATGTCACTAACTACTTACAAAAGCTTAGCAGATTCACTAACACTTATCAGAACGTAGGACACATACCGGAACCTCGCGCTCTTATGCTTGGAAGATATGAAACTATCTTTTCTAACTTAGAAGAAGAGAAAGGAAGAGAGCCGACTATACAAGAGTTAGCAGACGCAATGCATGTGCCTCCAGCTGAAATAACAAGACTACAAAGCGAAAGAAGGGCTGATTTGCATATGGAGCTCCCTGCAGCAGATTTAGAGGATGGAGGTTTTACGTATTATATAATGCCTGACGAAGAAGATCCCCAGCTAAGAGGAGCTGTAGAGTTCGTGTGGTTTGATAGCGACCCTATAAATAAAAAAATAATGGAGTGAACTTTTGGACTAGGCAATATGCAAAAGCTTAAAGGTAAAGAAATCAAAGCAAAGCTTAATTTAAGCGAAAGTGAATTCAGAAAAAGAAGAGATGAAATTTCAAAAGATATTAGAGCAATAGTAGGTTAAAAAAAATGGCAGACGTCCCTAAAAACGTACAAGATTTAGTAGATATATCAGATCCTTGTAATACTAAAAAACGTAAGGAAAAACTAGAAGAGCTTTTAAAAGATCAAGCAGAGAAAACTTTAGATACTATTCTAACCCTTGCTTCTAATTTTGGTTCTTTTATTGGAACATTTTTTACATTGATGGCCGCCCAGACAGGGGCACTCGCTTTTGACTTTATTAGCTCAGCTTACTCTTTATTTGTAGGCAATTTAGCAAGCGGAGTTATGAGCATGATAGGAATGGCTTTAGCTTCTGTTGAAGGAATGCAAATAGTTCCTATGTATATCTCTGTTAGATCTTTAAGAGATTATTTAACTCAAAGAATAAATTTAAGTAGAAATCTTTTAATAGATATTAACCACTTTATCGATCTTATAAGAGAATTTGAAAGAGGATTAGACCCTGATTTTGAAGAAGCTAAGCCTGTAGGGGTTAGCAGCTCTCTTGAGAAAGTAAAAAGAGCGCATTTTTTAGTAGGAAAAGAATCTTCTAAAATAGAGTCTAGAGGTTATTTTAGTATGGGGCCTGAGCCGGTAAATAACGAATCTTTAGAAGAGTCTATCAGGCTAATAGATGGAGCTATACAAGACTTAGTTGGGGTAAGTGTTAACGTTAATGTTTTCAGTGAAAGCGTTAATAGGCTGAATAAAAAGTATAAAGCTGACATAATAGATAACCCTGTAGCCGGATTTTCTATAGAATCTTTAAATCCTCTTAAAATAGCGGAGAAAGCTGCAGAAGATATTAAGAGGAATTACGAGGAAAATTACCCACAGATGATAAGAGCTTACATTTTGGATTTTATATCTTTGCCAGGAGTAAGTGATACTTTTAGATCCTTGATAGCCACAAGGCTAATTTATACTCACGTAAATAATTTAGCTACACATTTGCCTATTGCTCAAGTAGCAGCTAGAGACTTTGCTTTAAAGGAAACAGCTGATTTCATTGACAGACCTTTTATAAACAAACCTGTTAAAACAGCAGAGAGCGCAGTAAAGGGCTTTGATGCTTTTCTAGACTTTTTAAATATAGAAGAAGACACAGAACAAGCGAATTATAAATCTCCTAGAATAAACCTAGGTGGGACTTCAAATTTAATTTCTTTAAGTAGAAGTGCTGTACTAACAGTTGACACTTATTATGATATAATAAAGTTTGAGTCAAGCTTATTAAAAAGTTTTTTAATCCCTGCTGAGGAAGTTCTTAGAGGCGTAAAAGGAGAAATGATTTCCTACAATAACGAACCTAAAGGTAAAAATGTATCTCATTTAAAAGGTGATTGGATAGTGGAGCTAAACGCGGGCAAGTCTTTGATTACTTCAGCTATAAGCAGGAGAGTAACTTTAAGAGGAGGTGACACGGAAACTACTCAGGAAGATACTAGGCCTGAAGATATAAGAAACTCATTTGATCTAGCTTATAAGCAGTACGACGAACTTATAGATTACATACTGAACAGAACAGTAGAAGATGATTTATACGGAATGCCAAAAGAGATTGAAACTGAAAGTGAAAAAATCTTAGATATAGCTTTACAGTATTTAGGTAAGCTAGTGGTAGACGCCACCTTTATATTTAACCCAAATAAGAGAAAAGGAGTTCTTAGTAGCTTGCAAGCTATTAAGTTTTTACTTGAGGAGCAACAAGAGAAAGACGCTAAAGAACGAGCTTTATGTAATAACTTTCTAGGAACAGTAGGAGCTAATCCTCTTTTTGATGCTTTGTATGAGGCTTACATGTCTATAGAAGAATCACTTGAAGACGTTAAATGGCTTAAGAGTACTGTGAAAAGTTTAAAAAACGCAGACCTTTCTTCAATAGCCAATGCTGTAAGTACAGGAGCTTACGCTTTAGAAGAAGTTATTGATACCCTATCTTGCGGAGAGGCGGACGAGGAAAAAGAATTTATGGCTGCTAATATGGGTATAGAAGCCTCAGGGGCGTCTGAGGCGCAAGGAATTGCTGATGAAGCTTTAGACGATCTTTTCCGTGAAAAAGTAATTATGGATGCAACAACAAAAAATTTAGATTACGCTTAATATGAAAAAAGATATAGATTTTCTTTCTTACGATGCTGAAACGGGCAAGTATGACTTTAGCTGGTATTCCCAGAAGCGGGTGGCTGATGGCCGAAAAAGGTTGGTAAGCTTAATTCTAAAAACGCTACTTACTTTAAAAGGCTCAAATTTATTTGACCCTCAATTTGGTGAAAACTTTTATAACCTTTACGGGGTTATTGATTTATCAAGAGCTGAAGAAATTAAAGAAAGTTTCCCTGTTTTTATAAAAAATGTGGAAAGTGACATAAAAAAAGAGCAAATTAAGGATAGAGGGTTAAAAGATTCTGAGTCTTTAAAATCCATAGATGTAGTTAGTATAGACTTTGAAGAGAAAACAGGAACATGGCTAATAACAATACAGATAGTTACAAAAGATTTAGCAGGAACTAATATAGTAATAGTGTAAATGAGTGATTTAAGAGAACTTTTAATAAAGCAAATAAACGAAGCGGATGCTGAAATAGATACTAGGGTAGGTTCTAATTTTAGAGATATAGTAGTAAACCCTTTATCACGTATCCTGGAATCGTACCAATCAGACCACTTAAGAGTCCTTAATACTTTAAGCTTGAAAGACCCAGAGCTTTTAAGTGAAGAAGAATTAGACGCTGTAGGAGCTAATTTTCTTGTAGAAAGAAAAGAAGGGTCGTATCATACAGGCACTATTAAGCTTTACTATGAAGAGCCAGTGTCTTTAAATATTCCCAGAAGCACTAGATTTGTAAGTTCAGGCTCTGGCAAAGAGTATGAAACTATTTCATATTACGCAGGAACTAAAGTAGGCATGCTTTCAACTATAGACGCCAATAGTCTTTACAGTACAGGAGAGATCGAAGTTAGAAGTGTAGAACGCGATAAAAGATCAGCTTTAAATTCAGGAGGCCTTTTAAAAGAGAAAGGGTTTCTTAATCCTAGCCCTCAGAAAATAGAAGTTACTTCTGATATCAGCGGAGGAACGCAAAGAGAAAGCAACGCTTCTTTTTTACTTAGAATAAAAAATACAGTTAAGTCTTCTTCATTGGCTTCTGGAGAAGTAATTAAAGAAAGTGTAAAAGCTCTTGAATCCTCTGTTAGCTCTTTAGAAGTTATAGGAGCGGGCAGCCCTTTTATGAGAAGAGATTTAGTCTCCTATTTCCAGCTTACACCAAACACTATAGAAGACTTTTCGTATGTATCTGAGGATAACGACTTATCTGGGTATTACAAAGGACATAAAGCTTATGTTGACTCTTTTCAAATGCTTACTAATAGCGGAGAAGGCCCAGACATAGTTTGGCCTACTGATCCCGATGAATGGTCTACAGAATTTACTAATGCACAGTATAAAGGGATATTTAAATTAGATGACCTGTTAAAAGCTAATCAAGACCATTATAATATTTTAACAGTCCCCGCTTGGAATCAAACTTATTTTGACCAGTTTCAAAAAAGTGATGGTGCTCGCTTAGATAATAATTTAATTTGGACAGACGAGGTAAGGCTTAGCGGCAGTTCTTTATTTTTAGGCAAAACCCCTCAAAGCGAAGAAGGTAAAGAGATCAGACTTTCTCCCTCTGAGCTAGAACAGTTAGAGATAGACTTAACAGACGGTATAAACAATGCTGAGCTAAAAAGTTTAGATAGCGCACTGGCCCAGATTAAAGAGAAAAGAAAGCCAGAGAATTACGCTAACTTAAGCCCGATAGTCCATAAAAAGATTAACCAGCATACAGGAGTTTCCCTAGAAGCTCAGATGAAAACTACGGATGGAACTGAGTCTGGAGAAATGTGCTATATCACTCTTTTGCGAAATAGTGTACTTTACATGGCTCATGACGGATACGGTATAGCTTGGAGAAAGCAGCCGGAGTTTTTAATAAGGCTTAACTACGACGATTATGAAGGTGATACTTTTTTAAGAAATAAGGATATCCAGACCTTTGAAGACTATTTTGGAGTAAACCCAGTAGACGAAAGCCTTGTAGGAGATAATATTTTAAAAGAAGGTGCAGGGAATGATCAGTACTGGATGTTTAATTTATACTTAGTAGATAATAACGCCCTAGACGAAGAAATTACAATGGGCACTAATAAAGTGTGGGATAACTTAAACGGCATTAACCAGTATCTACAAAGATCCAAATACTGGATAGAGAAAGATACTTCTTATGACTTTAAACTTAAAATAGACACAAACTTAGGCACTAAGGGTTGGGTAAAACCTGCTGCTGAAAGTGTTTACGATTTAAAAATAAATAAAGGACCCACTTACCCAAATTATGTTCCTTCGGCTGGCACTAAGATTCAGACAGGAAACAGCGAAGTAGATGATTTAGATTCTACAAGGGGCCACTTTGGTATAGGAGTAGGTCAAACAAAAGGCTATGAATGGGTAGTTAATAGCACAAGCGTTAGATCTATAGTAGAAACTTTTCCTATGCACTTATTTTCTTTTACTGTAGATACAGACAAGTGGCCTACACCTTCTTCCTCCTTCTCAGTAGATTACTGGGGAGTAGGTTACGACCCAGGGCTTCTTGCTCAAGATGGCTCAGACCATAGCAGAACTCAGTTAGCTATCTGGAATCCTACAAGCACTAGCTGGGAAAAGATAGGAGAGCATTTAGGTACTATAAATGATAGCGCTTCTTCTCAAAAAATTTCCAAGACCTTTACCGCTTTAAACTCTTATTTAGATAACGGAAAGATCCACGTAGCCGCAAGCGCTGCAAATTGGGGTACTAATTTTTCTTCAGATAAAGACCACAGCTTGGAAACTTATTACGTTCAATTAAGTAACCCAGATGCAGGCAAAAAGCATTTAGGGAATGCAGTAGATATTTACTGTCACGCCCCGACAAGCATAAGTCAAAAAACTTTTACGGATACAATAGCTTCTGGAGAAGTTATAGTAACCGAGCCGTACATACAGGAAATAGTAGAAGTTAGAGAGTCTTTATCGCAAGTTTCCTTTAACTCATCAGATTATTCTATATTTTGCACTAATCCAGGAGAAGCTTTTTCAAGAGATAATTCTTATAAAATAGCTTTTAACGATGAGGATGATGGAGCAGAAGTTACTGTAGTTTATAGAGCTTGGACAGGCGCAGAGAATATCCATGCTTATTTAAATGATCCAGAGAATAGGTACCCAGCTACTTCTTTAAAAGAGAAAGTAATGCCTCCGACTAAGGTTGTAATAGAGAGCTTGGAGTATAAAGGTCCTTTACCTGAGGACAGCGCCAAAGTTGTAATTAAAGATTATATAAACTCTATTGAGGACAACACTTTAGATAAAAGTGATTTGATTTACATTTTAACTCAAGCTGGAGCTCTTGGGGTCACTACTCAAATAGACATTACTTTAAAAGCTTACACACCAGACGGTGACTTTCAAAACATTACTTTGACCTCAGATTCTTATACAATACCTAGCACTACTTTAAGCAGGTTTTACACAACTGTAGATGATTTATATGGGGTGATAAATGTTTAACGTTTCAAATTCAAATTCAAATCCTCAAAACGTTTGAGGATATTTAGGAACCTTTTTTCAAAGGCTTCCTTCCACAGTTAAGGAAAAGTTTGAAGTTTATTGGGAAGCTCTTTCAAGGACAGAGGAAGGGCTGAGCTATTCCTTGGCCTCAGCTGAGTCTTTAAGGTCCCTTAAAAAAGATAAAGGGTATTATGAGAAAATTACTGAAAGATTGAATATAGTATTTGAAGATCTTAGTGGTTTAGGAAGAGCTACAGTTTCTAAAAACTTTTTAAAGCCTCCTACAAACCTTTCTTACGCCCAGAACGGGTCCGGGGGTGCTAAGGTTTTCTATTACAGAGTAAGTGCGTTAAACAGCAAAGGAGAATCCTTAGCAAGCACCATGTTAGTAGTAACAGGAGCGCTGCCCCTTACAACAGAAAGTTTAATTTTAAGCTGAGACGTTGTGGCAGGGGCTTCAAGCTATAACATATACGGAAGAGGATTTAAAGAAGATAAGCTTATAAACTCCTCTAATACAAATTCTTTTACAGACTCAGGCACTTATTTTGAAGATGATGAAAAAAGGCCTTTAGAATCTCCAACCGCTTTAACTACTTACTCTTTTAAACTTCCAGCAGATTTTATTTATTTAAGCATACCTACTTTAGAAGAGTTTTATAATGAGGAGACTTTAGAAGAAGGGACTCACTATGAGGTAGTAAATAGCAGAGAGCTTTTATTTGACGCTGACGTGCCCACTACTTTAAATTTAGACTCTAATTTAAAAACAAGTTCTTTCTTAGGAGAGTCTTTTATTTGCTTATCTCCCAGAATACAGCATTTTTACTTACCTATATTTGGAGTTAAAGATTTACCAGAGTTTTTAAGAGAAGAATGCTATGAACCTCCTATAGAAGGGTATGGCGCTTTAAGTTTAAAAGATAAAGCCTTAGCTAAAGCCAAGCACTTAAAATTTTTTACATGGGCTTACAGCACCACTTTACGTAAAGGCCCATCTATGGCGGATTTACTTAAAGGATGGTCTCTGGCAAAAGGCTACCCTTTCTCATATGAAAA